ATGTCATTAGAAAACCCTAGCAACAGCCAGGCTGCTCTTGTCAGTGTAGTGACAGGTGCAATGACTGGTGCCTTTGGATTATGGCTAGGGGCAGAAGGAAAGCACACTATTACAGATGTCAAAACCAACACGACTAAATGAGAACTCTGAGGTTGCGCTTCCATTACGGAACATAATCACAATGGTTATCGCAGCTAGTGTCGCGACCTGGGCATACTTTGGTATCGTAGAGAAACTCAATCAACATGGCACAACTCTAAAATTAATGGAGAGTGATCTAGAAAAGAATACAGAGTTTCGTATCAAGTGGCCGCGTGGATCTCTTGGTTCGCTTCCCGCTGACTCTGAGCAATTCATGATGATCGAGGATATATATAAACAAGTAGATAAGATAAACAAACATATTGATAACATGGCACTCAACAAAGTTAACATTGAGTTTCTTAGAAAACAAATGGACAAAGCAATAGATGATATTGAAAAACTAAAAGATGCAAACAGAGAGATAAAGTACACCAATGGGAACAGTAACTAAAATCGTTGTAGCCTTATGTATGTTTACCTCTCAATCAGGAGAGATGCCTGAAGAACATCTATTGGTAGAGGAAGGGTTTGGTAAATGTTTGGAGATGAAACGTAAGGCAGAGCGTAACGTAAACCCAGAAAGAATTAGATTTGTTTGTGGCAAAGTAGAGGCAGTTATTGAGGTAGACCAAACAGGCAAAGAACATATTAATAAAATAATTATGGATAAAACCTAGATTATTGATATGGTTAAGTAGGAGGTAAATGATGTTGAGTTTATTGGGTAATCTAGTAGGGCCAGTTACAGGACTGCTTGATAAGTTTATTGAGGACAAAGACCAAAAGAATAAGTTAGCACATGAGATTGCAACGATGGCCGAGAAGCAATCACATGAAGTTATTATGGCACAGATTGAGGTACTCAAAGCTGATGCAAAAGGTAACTGGTTTCAAGCGTCCTGGCGCCCATTGATTGGGTGGATCTGCGGCCTATCCCTAGGAATAAATTATATGGTGTCACCTATATGTGCAGGGTTTGGTGTTGATATACCACAAGCTGACATGAGTGTAATGATGCCGTTGATGTTTGGAATGCTAGGCATTGGTGGAATGCGCAGCTATGACAAGGCAAAGAAAACAGATACAAAGAAAATAAATTAATGTTACAGGTTGGAGAAAAAAAACTATCGAATGAACAACAAACTAAATTGTATTGGGATATTGTACAACGTGAAACAAATGTAATCGCTCACAAATATATGAAGATAGTAGAGGAAACAAACAACCGTTGGCCAACATATAAGGATGATTGTATTACGGCAGCATTATCAGTAACGCAGGATAAGTATGGCACGATTTAAAAAAGTAAAGAAGGATAACCAGTTTAAAGATATACCTGCTAAGTATCTAGCTGGTGCAAAGAAGAAGTCTAAACGTGCAAAAGAGATAAGGCGTACTAGACGATTATATAAAATGTCGAAGCTATCACCAGCTGACTACGACAGAATTAGCAGAGAAAGAGCGAGGGGATAATGGCAGCACCAGAGAAATATAAAAAGATGTTTGGCGCTGATCGAGCAAACAAAATTTATAAGCGTGGGTTAGGGGCGTATTACAGCTCTGGCAGTAGACCCAAGGTATCTGCTCATCAGTGGGCGGTAGCTAGATTGAAGGCTCATGCCAAAGGTAAAGCTACAGTTAAGAAAGCAGATGGTGATTTATTTAGGAGGAAAACATAATGGCAGTACGAGATGACCAGGCATTTGCTCAAGCATTATCTTTTATGTTTAGACCTACGGCAGCGGGCGCACAACAAATGAAAGGGATAATGGATAAACAAAAGAAACAATCTATTTCAAATAGACGTAAGAGAACCATGACAAATATGGCAATGTCAAATGGATTGGTTGGAATGAATGGAGGAGATAATGTTCAAACTTTCGCAACGAAGTATTGATAGATTAAATGGTATCGATGATGCCATGAGAGCAGTGACAGAACTAGCTATCGAATATACCAAGATTGATTTTGGTGTAACGTGTGGACTAAGAACTATTGAAGAGCAACGTGCATTGGTAGATGCAGGTGCATCTCAAACTATGAATAGCCTTCACATTACAGGACAAGCCGTAGACGTTGTTGCTTATGTTGGCCCAAGGATTTCATGGGAAGTAAATCTTTATGATGATATAGCAGAGGCATTCAAGATTGCAGGCATTGAACTTGGTGTAGGTATTCGTTGGGGTGCAGCATGGACTGTTCCAGATATTAGAGATTGGGGTGGTACTATGGAAGAAGCTATGAACTCATACATAGATATTAGAAGGAAGGAAGGGAAGCGCCCATTCATAGACGCTCCCCATTTTGAACTTATATAACTGCGATACCTCTAGGACTATTTATCTCTTTCAAGATATAACCTTTTCTTGCTAGGCAGTTAAGTATACGATGAGCATTACTCGCGGCTGCCATCTTTGGCATTGCTTGTTTGCCATCAATCTTACCAACACAGATCTCTCTCACTGTTGGATATACTCCTGATACTTTTTGATATGCTACCAGGAATGCTAAGACTTGTTGTTGTCTAGGTGTAAGACCAATCCTATTCTTATTGTCCATCAGTATTCTCCCTAGCCATAATGCTGAGGCTCTTGTTCCAATCTAATCTTTTGGTTTCCAACTCTTCAGCTAATTGTTTATCGCTAAGACTTTCGAGAACGTCTTTGTTTGCTTCCTTCAACTCCTTCATCTTGGTTCTTTTTATTTCAGGTGTAAGGTCTTTGTGTGTAGATCTATACATAGCCAACATCAACTCATGATATCTATGACCCCAATCTTGCTCTACATTATAGAACTCAATCTTGGCATCATCCCTACCGCTAGGAATATGTAAGGGCATACCCTCTGGTTCTGCTTGATTATCTATGACCGCATCCTTATGCACCTGTTCCTCGTCCATAGAAGCCTTCTCAATGGCATCGGTTAGTTTTGTGGTGGTATCCACCGCAGAAAGGCTAGGCATAGGCTCTACGTCCTTCTTAGGGGATATATCCCTCATGTTTTCTTGGGGGTAATCCATTGCCTCCTCTGCAGTAATCAATCCCTTCACTGCATCTGGGAATGCATCACGAATAGCAAACCCTCTTGCCCTCAACTGCAACATTCGATTTGGATACTGTTGCCATGGCCCTTGCTTACCCCATAGCCTCGCCTTCTTGGCATCCTCTTCTGAGAACTGGGTAAGCGTTGCCTCTATCTCACCATTGTTAAGTGTTCGTTTAATCTCACAGAATGCTATGGTTCCTTCCATCCATTCTCTACACCCTGCAAAATTCTTATGACCTTTTACAAGAGCAAGTAAACTATCACCCCACAATGAAGGTCTACCATTTATAACTGCAATGTTTTGTAGAGCCTGCATTGGTGCAAGACCTATCTCATATCCCCATTGAACAGCTACTAGTATGTTAGCTGGCTTACCCTGGAAGTCTTTGGGTACTAACCCTGACTTGGATAAAGTTTCTGCAAACTCTTTTGCTTCCTTCAAGTTTGTTGGTTCCAACATTTGACGTTGAATTATATTTTTATTTGTCATCGCTTATCTCCTTAATTGAGAACGATGTACTGTCTATGAATTGACCAGGTACATCCACCATCGTTCTCTTAGGTTTTTGTGTTGTAACTGATTTGATTTGATAGCTGCCAACATTCATGATGTCCGCACCAATACTATCCATGTGTAACTCAAGTATCTCTTGGTTATCTTTTGCAATCTTAGACCAATGCCTACTCTCTGCTTTAGCCTTCATGCAATCGGTAGCAACAACCTCGATGTCTAAGTTATCACCAACCTTCTCTCTTGGTTTGATGGTAACTTCTTTTAGTCCTTCTTCTTTTGGATCTACGATTGGAGGGTAGTCACCATCCTCTTCAAGTAGTTTCCAAAACTCTTTGGCAGCTGCTAAGATTTGTTTGCAAAGTTTTTCGTCACGTTCAAAAGCATACGTCACCAACTTACCTTGTTGTGTCATGACTAACACAACTGCCCAAGGTAGATTGGCGCACATCATTTGTTGGTGTACTTGTATCATCCAATCAGGTTTACATTTGTTTGTATGATAGAAGTCTGTCTTTACTTCAAGAACACCTTTGCCTTTCAACTCAAGACCATTGGTAACTAAATCAAAACCTTTTGGAACTGTAAGTATTCGATCAAGTGTAGCACCAAGCCTTGCTTCCTTAATTCTAAAAGCCTTGCTTGGTTCCTCCGCTTCACATTGCATACCATCTTCCTTCAATGTTTCTAACCACCAGGGAACAATGGCGTGTTCAAGATAGGTTCCTCTCAACAAAGCATTTTTGTGTAGAACCTTTTGATCAATGACTTCAACACCAGCTACTGCTCTCTTGTGTTCGTCAAGTTTATCTTGCCTAGTATTTCCATAGGCATCTTTGTGGAGTAGAACTGCAGGCATTTCAGATGCACCCAACTCTTCTCCTGTTATTGTTTTCTTACCTGTTACTTTAACGTCTGGCATATCGGATCTCCCATTGTATTATCGCAATAGCATTTGTCATTGAGCGCACAACCTACCCAGATTGCAGCCCAAACAAACACAACAAAAACCACAGCACCAATTAGCTGCACTACAAAAGACAACCAATCTTTGGCTGTCCAATCTCTAATTAAATCAAACATCATATCCCCCATTGTCCTGTCTTACCCCAATAACCTATGTCATCGTAGAGATCATCACAGCATCTCCACGCTTCATAAGCTGCTAGTCCTTTATCGTTTGTGCATTGAGCAGTGCCATTGTTTGGGTCAATCCTTCTACCCTCGGCAGCTTCAAACTCTTTTGCATAACCCTGTTTCTTTTTATCTACATGAGCAGCCACGTTTGCTTTTGTAAATCGTTGGGTTGTATAATCTACTCTTACATTATTCATTGATAACCTCCTTATCCATGTATGAAAAAATGTGGGCAATGACATCTATCGTCCACCCATTGCCAAGCATCCTATATCTTTGTGTCTTTGATGCACCCTCGGTATATCCATCAGGTACGGTTTGTAATCTCTCACACTCTAGTGGTGTAAGTTTTCTCCAAGATAATCCCTCAATCATTTGACCTTGTTCTTCTTGTTGAATGAGGACACTATCTTTTTGAACTGTTGTAAGAGCATTGGACTTTTGGTCTGCTCTTAATTCTAATTGTTGTGAGGTTGTACCTTCTTCATTGTACCTTCCTCGAACTGCACCACCTGTAATCTTGGGTGGTGTATGTGTCATAATCGTAGGAGCCTTACCCGTTTCATCATACACTCTACGATTTCTTTCATTGTCTTTGAGTATCTCCTCTGGAATATCAAATGCTTTCATTGGAGTTTTGTATGCTACCTTTGGTTCGGTGTTACCACCTCCCATCGTAGTAAGTGTTGGTGACTTGCCATCAGGACTATAAACTCTCTTGATCATGTCATGTCCTTTGATGTCTGCCTCTCCAACTTGCATTGGTTTTCTTACACCAACCATTCCCCAGTTATTCCATCCATTCCCATCTCTTGCGAGAACCGCACCTGCTTTTTGTACATCTGCTTTGAGTAAAGTCTTGCCAAGGTTTCCAACTAAATCACAAATGGGTCTGCCTTGCTCATCACAAGCTAGGTAATCTCCTTGCCTTCCATTCTTTACATACTCCGATGCAGATAGATTACTTGCTTTCTCTTTATCACTTGTAATCAAGCAGCTATCTTTGTTGTTTTTGATTTGTCTTTTTACAAAGTTATCTGACATGAGTGTTGGGTCATTGGGTTCCTCTTCTAAGATATCCCTCAACACAATGTTCTTATCTTGTGGTTGTTTGATGTTGGGAATGTTCGTCCAATAAAATCTTTGTCTTGATTGTGCGCTAACCAATGAACTATTAATGAAGTGAGGTTCAAACCTTACGGTGTTAAACAAATCAAGAAACTCTCTGTCTACTTCATCACTTGTGTAACACTCAGATACCTGGTCGGTTATAACTCCAAGGTGTTGTGGCTCCATCCTTACATTCTCAAGTAAGAAATACTTTGGTTTGATTGCTTTGAGTAATCTTACAAACTCAAAGAACAACGCAGACCTTGGGTCATCGAATGCAAGTTTCTTTCCTGCAAAGCTAAACCCTTGGCAAGGTGAACCAGCTAACATGAGATCTACATCCATGTAGTCTTTGGCATCTACCTTGGTGACATCACCAATCTGAATTGTGTTTGGGAAATTCTTTTGAGTTATTGCGATAGCGTGTTTGTCTATCTCTGATGCATAATACTTATCAACTTTGATACCAAGTCTTTGCAATGCTAACTGCCCACAACTCATGCCATCAAAGAGGGATAGCACTTTCATTTATGCTACCCTCTTCAATGCATTGCTCACTGTTGATGCATACCAATCACCGCCCCTCGCAGTTTGGTATCCTTCATCATTCAAGTGTTGTGCAATTTGTTTCATAGTCTTACCCTGACCTAGCTGGTCTTTGATTACAGGTAAAACTTTAGATGCAAATCTATCTGCTCTTGCTTTGATAACTGCGTTGCCTGCATCTGAAGCTGCTTGGTTTGGATTGCCAAGACTAGTTACTTTCTTACCCGCTCTTGATATGAAGTAACCCTTCTCTTTTATCTCTGCCTTTTGTCTATCGTGAGCTGCCTTGGTTCTCTCACTTATCTTGATACGTTCCATTTGTTGAACTGTAAAAAAGAAACCTGCGTTCTGCGGCTCAAGACTTTGATTGTCCAAAGATACTAACTCAAGTTTACTACTCATCACATTATCTCGATACCAGGTAGATACCTCTGCAAGATCACGTCCAAGTCTTGATAGGTTAGCAACTACCAATGGCACGTTAAGTTTTCTTGCTAGTTTAGTAGCAGCTAGAAACTCAGGACGTTCTGCGTTTGGTGTCTTACCTGATACACCTTCCTCAATAAACCAATCTACTTCAGCATCTGGAAATGCTCTTGTGATTTGATGCTTTTGGTTTTCAACAGTTTGTTCCTTTGTTGAAACTCTTAATATTGAAACTATCTTTTTATGCATTGCGTATCCTCCTTGTTCTTGTCATCTTCTACTAATATACTCATTCAAGAACATAATGCAAGAGGTAAATAAAATTAATGTTCTCATTAGGTTCTCTATATACAAAAGATAAGGCTATGATATATTTGCTAGATATCTGATAGATATTTAGGAGGTAACATTGCAAAAGAAACAGGAAAAGGCAGAGGTAGAAAAGTTAACTGAAGAACTACACTACCAAGCTAACCTGGTGCCGATGTATGTAAAGATTAGTCCAGAGGTAAAGCAGCTAGTAGAGAACCAAGCCAAGATTGAGAGGCGAACACTTGCATCGATGGTTGAGGTTTTACTTCGCGATGGTTGCGAGGCCAAACGTGCGTAGCAAATATGGAAACAAAAGATACACATTGGACGGCATCAGTTTTATGAGCAAGGCGGAAGCCGCTTACTATTGGTTTCATATCAAACCAAGAGAAGCCAAAGGTGAGATAACAAACTTGGTATTCCAACCAAGGATACGATGTGAAGTGGGAGGACAAAAGATATGCGATTACATTGCAGACTTTTCTTACTTCGACAGGCAAGAAGAAGGGCAACATGGACAACATGGATGCCAAGTTATAATCGAGGTGAAGGGATACAAGACAGACGTTTACAATCTCAAGATAAAGCTAGTCCATGCATTGTACCCAGGAATGAAGATTATTGTCGTGCCGTCAAAGGATATGAAAAAGGAAATAGCAAACCTGCCAAAGCAGGAATAGGTGGTAGCATTGAAGAAAACTAAGCTAACACCTGACCCAGTTAGAGATCCACCAAACAAGTCAGGTGGAAGTTATCAATGCCCTGGGCCTCATATGATTATGCCTGCGAGAGCCTATGGAGATGATAGGTTCAACCAATACCCTATGACATTCAGAGCCTTTGCTATCTGTTGTAGCCATGCAAACTCATGGACGGGTGTATTCTTCCCCAACCAACTCTACATTGCCAAGGTATTACAATGCAGCCAACAAGCAGTATCCCAACACATGAGGAAGCTACTTGAGTATGGATACATCGAGAAATTAAGGAATGCAGATATCAGAAGGAACTACGGCAAACGTGGAGCATTGTGGAGAGTTATCTATGACCCTACAAAGTCCTTGGATGATTGCATTGCTGGTCAACCTGCACAAGATCGTGACCCTGAGATGGAAGCGGAGATAGCCAAGCATACCCTCAATGTTGCCAAGAGTGGAGCGAGGAGAAAGAGTATAAAGGCTGTGGATAAAGATAAGGTAAACAAGGTGGGGATTGTACAAGATGTATCTAGTAAGAGTAATGGTATGGATACAAATAACAAGATGGACGTTGTACTAGATAACAAGACCCAGCTAGTAAATAACTCTATTAATTTAACTAATATAAATACTATAGGGGAAATTAAAGAAATAGATTGTAGGAAACTATGCAACGCATATGGCGAGATACTACAAGAGCAATACAACAAACCTTGGAGTTATGACATGAGACAGATGAGTATTGCAAAGGAGCTGCTACAATCAGGTTATACAATCCTATCATTTATAGAAGATGCTAGGAGTGTTGTGAAATGGAAGAGGGAGAAGAACCAACAACCTCCATATTCCTTACAATACTTCATGTCTAGGAAGGTATCACAACAACAAGCTAAGAGTGGTAAGGATGTAAAGGATATCATCAAGCATATGTCAAACAAGATGAGGTTACCCAAGTGATACATAACCCAAAGGAACCTTTAGGATTTGTAACACCCAGAAATATCATGTGGGGGTGTACAAAAATGTCTACATTTAATGCCATAGAATGTAGGCATAGCAACGATTATGGCAAAAAATCGACCCTCTGGGGGGCTGGCCTGTCGTATACGATAGGGGGGTTTCCTAAAAATATTTTGGGGTTTTCAAAAAAAAGAAAGGACACGCTATGAAAGTAGACAAACTATTTGACGTAGTACAGCCAAAAGAAACGGACAAGCTAGACGAGAGTGGTAAACCCGTAACTAGATGGCAGAACCTGGGGATTGCTTTTTACAAAGAAGGCAAAATCACTGGGATAAAACTTGAAGCCTTACCTGTTCCTGATAAAAACGGAGAAGTATGGATAAGGTTATTCGAGAAGAAGGAGAAACCAGGGATGGCTAATCCTGGGGATAGTGGAGGTGATCCGTGGTCATAAAGATGGTCAAGAAACTTTGGCAGGGCAAGTATGTGTCTGTTAGAGATTACGAGGTCAAGCAGGCCATTGTTAAAGGTGGCATGAGAATAGAGCATGGAAAAGATATGATGCAGCTAAATGTAGACGAGTTAAAACAACTCAAACCTACAGGAGCAACGCTTCAATCTAAATATGGAGGAACGTATAGGTTAGTAGATATAACCTTCAAACCTCTTACCGAGCATCCAGACCAAGGGAGATTGTGGTAATGGGAAAAAGGGTAGTGCCGCCTGTTGGTAGATTTGGTGGAGTGGGTAATATCCGCAAGAGATTGCGTGGCTCACAGATAATCTACGACAATCGTGATGGACTAGCTACTGAGATGCTAGGTATCGCGAAGGCAAAGATAACTGATATTTTTGATTGGAACGGCAAGAAACTTGATTTGAAGGATGCTAAAGATATCCCTGATCATGCCTTGGCCGCCATCAAGAAGATTAAGATTACGCCTACCCAAAGCGGTGAAGATATCATCGAAGTAGAGCTGCTTGATAAAGTTAGAATAATGCAACTGCTGGCGAAGTCCGCTGGACTATTAGATACCGAGAAGGACGCGGATAAACCAGCGGTTGTTGATATACAAATGGTAATGCCAGGAGAGGAGGTAGAGGATGAAGAAAAAAAGTAAATATGAATATCTTTTATGGAATGCATATCATACAGTTATAGTTATTTTATTAGCTGGATTATTGATTGTGGAAGTAGCTGAATATTTTACAAATACAAAATGTGGTCAAATGCTTTGTTGGTCAGGTTTTCAATTTGGAGTTTGTGCATAATGGAAGGAAACGCTGTAACTAAATTAGACTTTAGTGGTAGTCCAACTGTCGCAAAGTTTATGAAGTCATCAGGTTTTGTGAGAGGGTTACTAGGCCCTGTAGGATCTGGAAAATCTTACGCCTGTTGTGCTGAACTGTGGAGGAGAGCAGTCCAACAAAAACCCTCTCCAAGAGATGGTATCAAGTATTCGAGATTTGCGATAGTCCGAAATACACATCCAATGCTAAGAACGACAACTTTAAAGACTTGGTTGGAACTTATGCCAGAGCATATATGGGGTAACGTAAAATATGCTCCTCCAATAACTCACCATATAAAATTACCAAGTAAGGGCAATGCAGCTGGAATAGATTGCGAGGTTATATTCTTAGCCTTAGATGACCCAAAGGACGTGCGTAAATTACTTTCTTTGGAACTTACGGGTGCATGGGTCAATGAATGTAGAGAGCTGCCTAAAGCCGTTATAGACGGCCTTACGCATCGTGTTGGTAGATATCCAACAAAAGCAGATGGAGGCCCAACATGGCATGGAGTTATACTTGACACTAACCCATGCGATACAGATCACTGGTATTATCATTTAGCAGAAGGCAAAGATAGACCTAAAGGTAAATATGCCTGGGAGTTTTTTAAGCAACCCCCTGGTGTGTTAGAAGTAGATAACGATGAGGTTCCAGAGGATATGCCTGAAGCAAATGGATTTTTGCAATCCGCAGGCAAATGGTGGCGCACAAATCCCAAAGCAGAAAATTTAAAAAATTTGCCAACAGGATACTACGAGCAGTTACTTGGTGGTAAGCAACTTGATTGGATTAAATGTTATGCTCAAGGCTCTTACACATATGTTCAAGAAGGAATGCCTATATGGCCTGAATACGATGACACTACTATGGCAAGAGATCTAGAAGCAGAACCAGGGGTTCCTGTGCAAGTAGGTATTGACTTTGGATTAACACCCGCAGCTATCTTTGCTCAAAGAATGTCTAATGGTGTTTGGCACGTTCTACATGAACTAGTTACATTCGATATGGGTCTTAATAGATTTGTATCTATGCTCAAAGAAGAAATGGGTATCTTCTTTCCTAAGTATCAATTTATGGTATGGGGTGACCCTGCAGGTCAACAACGTGATCAGATTTATGAAACAACTGCATTCGATCACATGAGGACTATGGACATCCATGCACGTCCATGTGCAACAAACGATTTTAAAATTAGACGTGAGGCTCTTGCTATACCCATGCAAAGATTGATTGAAGGTAAGCCAGGGTTTTTAATAAATAAAAAATGTGAACGTCTAAGGAAGTCTTTAGCAGGTGGATATCATTTTAGAAGGGTATCGATGGGAGCAGGCCAGGAGAGGTACAGGTCTACACCAAACAAGAATGAACACTCACACGTTGGTGATGCGGCGGGATATTGTCTGCTTGGAGGTGGTGAACATAAGGATATGGTAACAAGAAAAGGTGGTGTTGCAAAAATGCAACAAACTGTAAAAGTGTTGGATTTCGATGTTTTCTCCTGAAGAACTTAACCAAGCAATGAAATTAGATTGGCCAAATCAACGTATTGTAGATTGGCATCCTGCACATTTAGAACTTATAGAACTCAATCAATTTGATGCAGCTAATAGTAAATTGTTTGATGATTATACTAAGTACCTCTCAAGTTTTGTTACAAAAGGTTACAGTTTCACAGCTATGCAAGAAAAGATCTATGCAATGTTTGGTGTATGGAAATTATGGGATGGAGTTTATGAAGCATGGCTAATTCCAAGTAATGATATTAGTCGTAAAGCATTTAGAATGCACAAGGCATCTAAACTATTTTTTGACTACGCTGCAAACAAACTGGAAATGAAACGATTACAAATCACGGTTTGTTCTCGTAATATCCCTGCTTACAAGTGGGCGAAAGTATGTTACTTTGAAGATGAGGGTATTTTAAGAAACTATGGCCCTCAAGGAGATGATTATTATATGATGTCGAGGGTGTTTTAATATGGGCGGTATATTTTCAAGTCCTTCACCTCCACCACCACCTCCTGTTAGCGAAGAGGAAACTCGAAGATCGCAACAGTTAGATGCTGAGGAGAAGAGGGAAAGAAAGACTATTGCTTCTAGACGTAAGTCAAGACGTGGTAGATCTGCAAGATTGTTGATGTCTGTTGTTAGAGCTGCACCAGAAGTTACTGGTCAGGCTCAACAAATGGCTACCAAACTAGGCGGTACTAGAAACCCAAGAGGTTAAGATGTCTGATAAGGTTTGGATTAGAAACCCCAGGCATCGAAAGTACAAACCTGGAGAGGAGGCTGATGATGTACGGAAACATGACGAAGAAGAAGCCAATGGCGAAAAAGAAACAGATGGCGAAGAACAGCAATCTGAAGAAAGCGATGGCTAAAAAATATGGTAAACCTAAGAAGGCTTAGTCTATGGTTGCAAAGAGGTTTCAGAACCCCAGCGGCGGTCTTAATGAAGCTGGAAGAAAGCATTTTAAAAAGACAGAGGGTGCTAACCTCAAGAGGCCTCAGAAGTCTGGCACTGATAGTCGCCGTGTTAGTTTTGCTGCTCGTTTTGCTGGGATGAAAGGCCCCATGAAGGATGACAAGGGGCGTCCAACTCGAAAAGCATTGGCCTTAAAAGCATGGGGGTTTGGTTCAGTAGAGGCTGCTCGTAACTTTGCTAATAGGCATAAGAAAGCATAATATGGCAGCGTTAGATACAAAACAGTTAAAAAAAAGATATAGAGGTTGTCAAACCAGAAAAGAACAATGGAGGGCAATCTACGAAGAGGCATATGAATATTGTTTGCCTATGCGTAACCTATACGATGGTTATTATGAACAGGATACTCCTGGTCAAAATAAAATGAAACGTGTGTTTGATAGTACAGCTATTCATTCAACATCACGATTTGCAAATAGAATACAATCCGCTTTATTTCCTCCGCAACAGCAATGGTGTCGCCTGCGACCAGGTTCAGATGTTCCACCAGAAAGAAAAGTCCAAGCACAACAAGTCTTAGATTTATATGGTCAAAAAATGTTTAGCGTTATGCGCCAATCAGGTTTTGATCTTGCTATTGGTGAATTTCTTTTAGACTTGGCCGTTGGCACTGCTGTTATGCTAATTCAAAAAGGAGATGAACTACAGCCAATTAGGTATACAGCTATTCCAATGTATCAAGTTACATTTGATGAAGGCCCTGATGGAAAACCTAATTTTGTTTTTAGAAAATTCAAAAGACCATTTGAAGTAGTCGAACAAGAGTTTCCTGGGGTAGAGTTTCCAGAAGAGGTTTTATCTAAGTATAGAGAAAAACCTATGGAGTACATTGAACTACTTGAAGCAACGTACCCCGATAAGGAAAGTGGTAAGACCAACTATTGTCTTATGACAATGGAAGGTGATCACAAAATTTTACATAAACATCTCAAATCTTCACCTTGGGTTATCTCAAGATTTATGGTAGCACCTGGTGAGATCATGGGGAGAGGGCCTTGTTTATATGCCCTTCCTGATATTAAAACTTTAAACAAGGTTATCGAATTAAATCTGAAGAATGCTTCACTTTCTATAGGGGGTGTATTCACTGCGGTTGATGACGGAGTGCTAAACCCTCAAGCTATTCAGATAGTGCCAGGGGCGATCATTGGTGTATCCTCTAATGGTGGCCCAAGAGGGCCTTCCCTGGCACCGCTCCCTAGATCTGGTGATACAAATCTATCGCAACTTATTGCGAATGATTTACGAATGAATATCAAAAAAACTTTGTATGATGAAAGTTTACCTCCTGATAATATGTCAGCGAGATCTGCAACTGAAATTGTAGAAAGGATGAAAGAACTCTCTCAAAACTTAGGAGCTGCGTTTGGACGATTGATTACAGAAACAATGTACCCAATCGTCAGACGTTCTTTAGAGTTAATGGATGAAGAAGGTATGGTTGATCTACCATTGAAAGTAAATGGACTAGAAGTAACTATTGAGCCACAATCACCATTGGCTATGGCAGCTAACATGGAGAAGGTACAGAACGTACTACAATTTATGCAGATAGCATCATCGTTCCAAGGAGGTGCAGGTCTTACACTTGTAAACCCTGAGAAGGTTGGTGACTACATTCTAGATCATATGAATATAGATGCATCACTTAGAACAACTCCAGAAGAGAGGCAGGCAATAATTCAACAGGCACAACAAATGCAAATGCAGATGATGCAGCAGCAAGCCGCCCAGCAAGGTCAAGAAACTCCACCTTCTGACCAAGCAGGGGCGGCACCACCACAAGAAGGTGAGGTAGCAGGTGGCTAATAACGCAGACAAGATTAGAGATATTAACTCTGTAGGATGGGATGGACTAGATGCAAATGTACATCACCTACGGATTAATGATATCGATGAACAGCGAAAGCTAGACATCGCATATAGTAAATGTTTCCAAACTAATGAGGGCAAGGAAGTTTTGAAACATCTTATTCAAATAACTCTTGATCAACCTTGCTGGGTTCCTGGGGCAGACAGTAGTTTTGGTTATGCTAGAGAAGGACAGAACTCAATCATTCGAGAGATACAACAACGTATAAGGAGAGCAAATGAGCCAAGCGAATGAGGCACTGGCTGCTGACGATACTGTCAAAACAGAAGAGCAGCAACAACCTGAACCTCAAGGTTTAATGGACGAAGCTAGACAGAATGAACCTGTTAGTGAAGAAACGAATGAACAACCTGGAGATATCCCACATCTTGAACCTCAAGAAGAGGTAGATGATGATGGGCCATATGAAAGACCTGAATGGTATCCAGATAAATTTTGGGATGATGATGGCCCAAATTTAGAAAAACTTACAGAGGCATATACCAATCTTGAAAAACAATTCCACCAGGGCAAACACAAAGCACCTGAAGGTGGGAAGTACAACACAGAATTTTTAGGGGATAGTGTTCCTCAAGATGATGCGTTGTTAACTTTCTTTAGTGGATGGGCAAAAGATAATGGTATATCACAAGCAGCGTTTGAAGGTTTGGCAGGAAAAGTTATGGAGATGGGTGGTGCGAACGCGGAAGCGGAAACACTATCTATTGCTCAAGAGAAAAAAATGCTAGGCGAAAACGCAGATGAAATAATTAAGTCTAACATCACCTGGGCAAATGGACTTGTTAACAAAGGTATCATTTCAAAAGATGAGTTAGATGAAATAGACATATGGGGTGGCACTGCTGTTGGCGCACGTTTGTTGCAGAAGGTTAGAGCAATGACGGGTGAGAATGTTAACATACCAACAACAACTGCATATGAAGCAGGTAAGGAAAGTGAGGATGATTTCCGTGCAAGAATAAACCAAAAGATGGCAGATCCAAAATATGGAACTGACCCTGCTTATACTCGTAGTGTTGAGAAGGAATTTGAGGACAGATATAAATAACTTTACAAGATGGGTCTTGTGAGATATATATTATATTGAACGATAACTGTAACCACAGCCGTTCTGGCAGCTGAGAAATCAGCCGTTGCGGAGGCGTACTCCGTAGGTTACAGCCCAGGCTTTCTGGATAACTGTTGCGAACAATGTAAACGTAACTTTATGCTAGGAGGCATATTATGACAACAAGAGCAAACTTGTCGCCAGCGTTTACGCAGCTGTTTGAAGCCGAGGTACATCAAGCGTACCAAGGAGCAGCGGTACTTACTGGCGCAGCAAGAACCAGAACTGGAGTAGTCGGTTCAACGGTTAACTTTCCCAAAGTAGGGAAAGGACAAGCTAGTGTTAGAACACCTGGTACAGACGTAGTACCTCTAAACACTAGTTTCTCAAGTGTGTCCTGTACACTTACAGATTTTTCTGCGAGTGAATACAGTGACATCTTCCTGCAAAATAAAATCAACTTCGATGAGCGAAGAGAACTTGCACAGGTTGTTGGTTCAGCTATTGGACGTAGACAAGATCAAATTATCTTGGACGCGTTGGCAGCTGCATCAGCTGGTAGCACAGTGGCAAACACTGTTGTTACAACTGGTAGTCCAAGTGCATCTGACCTCAACGTAGGTAAGATTATTGCAGCGAAGAAAGCAATGGACGCTAAGAATGTTCCAACTCAAAATCGTCACATGATTATTCATGCGAACAATTTGGCTGGACTTCTTGGTGATGAAAGAGCAATCAGCGGTGATTTTCAAAACATTAGAGCATTAGTATCTGGTGAATTGAATACTATGATGGGCTTCCAATTCCATATCCTTGGTGACAGGGATGAGGGTGGATTGTCTATTGATGGTTCAAATGATCGTACTTGTTTTGCGTTTCATCAATCCGCACTAGGTGTTGCAGTAGGGATGCCTGCTTCAACTGAAATTAACTATATCGCAGAGAAAACATCTTTCTTGGTGACAGCCAAGCTATCTATGGGAAGTATCGCAATCGATACTGACGGTATTGTAGATGTTGTCTGTAGGGAGGCTTAATCATGGCGTTTAGTAGAGATGGGTGGAACCCAATCGGTGGACAGTCCAAGAAAGGGTCTGCACCACAGGTATTTGCATATACGACAGCGGATACTATCGCTACAGTAAACAATGAGGGTTATTTCAATGACGTAGCCCAAGAGGTTAGTGTTGGCGATATGATTTTCGTAAACTCAAGTACAGGCGGTACGCTAGTAGCAACTTTAGTTTATGTCCTATCAAACACTGGAACAGTGGTGGACGTGAACGATGGTACTACACTAGCGAACACTGATACTGACTAAAGTAATATGGTGGGGGGCTGAAAGGCCCCCTACTACTATAAGGAGGTTGTAGATGGCAGTAGGCGATACCGATGTAACAATTTGTAACAAAGCATTATTACTATTAGGAGCAGAAGCTATTACTAGTTTTTCTGATGGTTCTCCAGCTGCACAAGCCTGCAACACTATCTACAAAGAAGTTAAGTTTTCTACATTAGGAATGTATAAGTGGTCTTTCACTATTGCAAAGACACAGCTATCAAGAGATAGCAACACTCCACAGAATGAATGGACGTATCAATATTTATTCCCCAACGATATGCTTATTGGAGTACCTGAAGCTGTAAGAACAAGTAGTACACCAGGTGCGCCATTGTTTAAAGATTGGGAAGTAGGACAGGCTACAAGTGGTGTAGCCGTTCTTAGAACAGACGCAACAGAAGTACATATAGATTATCAAAGAGCAGTAGGTGAAGGCTCAATGCCAACTTACTTTGTTACTTTGTTAGCATATCAAATGGCTTGGCATTTAGCAGAAGTCATAACCGATCAAACAACTAAATCAGATTATTGGAAACAAATTGCACTTGGAACTGTAGCTGAGAATTTTAGAGGAGGATACTTTAGACAAGCTGCATCTATTGACAGTGGAGGGCAGACACCATCTGTAGTGGGTGATTATCTGCTAACAGATATTAGATGAGTAGAGTACAACAATACCAAGCATCGTTTAGTATTGGTGAGATAGATCCGCTTCTATATGGCAGACTAGATCTACAACAATATTATCAGAGTGTATCATCTGCAAAGAATGTTATCTTTGAACCTCAAGGTGGTTTTAGCAGACGCCCAGGTCTAAAGTTTCTTTTAGATTTAACACCGCATGGTGCAGCTAGTAGTCATCACCTAGTGCCGTTTGAGTTTTCATCAACACAATCTTTTATGATTGCGATGACTGCTTTTAGCAATAATACAATTCGTATGCATTTCTTTCAGCAAGGAACTTTGCTTACAAACATAAATGGTTCTGGAAATAATTATTTAGATTTCAATGTTGGTGCTATGTACGCAACAACTAGTTTTGATTTAGCTAAATTAAGTTTTACACAATCAGCTGATACTTTGATTTGTGTTCATCCTAACTTTGTACCATTCAAAGTAGTGCGAGGAGGAACCAACACTACATGGACAGCAAATACTCTTTTAGGTGAACTAACTGTACCTAAACACGCATTTAGCCTTTCTACGTCTAATCCATCTGGAACTATTACTCCTAGTGCAGTAGATGGCACAGTAACTATTACTGCATCAAATAGTATATTTAGTAGCAGTAACGTAGACCAGTTTATAGAAATCGATAATGGTTTTGGTAGAGCAAGAATAACTAGGTTTAATTCTGCAACAGAGGTTGAAGCAATGGTAGAGATACCATTCTTTGATACTGATGCTACAAGTAATTTTATTTTAGAAACAGGTTACGAAGATGCCTGGTCAAATAGTAGGGGTTGGCCTTTTACAGCTACCTTCCATGAAGGACGTTTATACTTTGGTGGTAGTGCATCTTTGCCTTCATCTTTGTTTGGTTCAAAGGTTGGTGACTTCTTTAACTTCAAAGCAGCTGAAGGATTAGATGATGATGCTATTAAAATCACGTTATCTACTGATAGCGTTAATACTGTTACTGGCTTACGTTCTGGTAGAGATTTACAAATCTTCACCACAGGAGCTGAGTTTTTTATTCCACAAGGTGATCTAGACCCAATCACTCCAGCTAATGTTGTTGCTAAGTCTAGTACAAAACGTGGAGCAAAACCTTTTATTAAACCGCAAGCTGCTGAAGGTGGTACGTTATTTATACAACGATCTGGTAAAGCTATAAGAGAACTATTGTTTAGTGATGTAGAACTTTCTTATGTTGCTAACAATATATCCTTACTTGCATCTCACTTACTTGTAGATCCACAAAAGATGGCTCTACGTTCTGCAACAGATACTACAGAAGGTGATTTGTTTCTTATAGTTAATGGTGAGGACACTCTAGGTTATAGAGCAGCTAGTTTACAACACGCTGGTCAGATAGCTGCATTCATGTTGAACAAAGGACAAAACATTGTAGCACCATCTCATTTAGTAACTGATGGTGTATTCAAAGATATAGCTGTTGATATTGATGACATCTACACAATCGTTAAAAGAACTATAGGAGGTGCAACTAAATATTATTTAGAAATCTTTGATGAGGATTTTACAACAGACAGCGCAGTACAAACCTTAACAGGTTTCTCAGGTAACACTTATGGTGGTCATTCTCATTTAGATGGCAAGACTGTAAAAGTTATTCGTGATGATATCGTTGACCCTGACCAAACTGTTTCTAGCGGTAATGTTACAGCTGGTGGACAACCAACAACTTATTTAGAAGCTGGATTAGATTATGCGGTGGAGGTTGTTACTAACCCTGTAGAACTTAGATTGCCTAGTGGTGTTGTAGCTGGACAAAGAAAAAGAATATTGGAGGTTACACCAAATATGTATTTAACACAAAACTTAGCTTTGAATGGTCATACTCTTCCTTTGCAGACTATAGCGTTATCAGGATCAGGAGGAGTTTCAGCATTTACAGGAAAGAAAAAAACGCCTGGCTTCCTTGGATATTCTAGGGATGCGCAGATAACAATAAGCCAAACTCAACCAGTGTTCTTTACGCTATTGAGTTTAGATTACAAAGTGAGTGTAGGACAATGAGCGGCCCAACTTTAGCAGTAATGGCGATAGCGTCTGCCGTAGTAGGCAGTTACGCAGCTATCCAAGGTGCAAAAGCACAAAAGAAAATGTATGAACGTCAAGCAGATATTACAGAACGTCAATCAAGATTAGATGCATTGGCATATAAACAACAAGGTGTAAATGCTATTAAGAAAATGAATAGAGTTATGGCGGCAAACGCAGCTAGAGCGGCAGCTGGTAACCTAGATCCATATGCATCTTATGATAGTGCAGACGTTATTAGCACTTACAATCTTAGACAAGGTGTAAATGATTTTACTATAGCAAGAGATAACGCGACCATCGCTAAGAAGATGGGTAAATATCAAGCAGATAATTATAGATATGCAGGTGCAGTAGCCGTATCAAATGCAAAGACTATGGCTGTTGCTAACATTGGTATGTCATTCGTTACAGCTGGTTCGGTGTATGGAACATCAGGTTTAACTGGAATGTTTAGTAGTGGCACAGCAGCTAATACAACAAACACTATTAGCAATTCAATGTTAACTACTCCTAACTACGGCAACACTGGGTACATGGTAGGCTAATGGCAGAGCAACTTAGATACGAGCAAACACTACAAAGGTTAAATATGCCTAACGTAGATTTTGCTGCGGAAAAAGAAATAGCAAGAGGATACGCACAGATATCAGGTAAGTTAGATCAAATGTCTAACTTCTTTATGAAACAATCTGAAGGCATGGCTAAGATTGAAGGAGCAGAGTTTGGAGCAGAGAACGCACCAACACCTGAACAAATCAATGCGGCTAAAGATAGTGGTGTAGAATTACAAATACCTGGTGACAAGTATAGTGTGTATGGTCAAGCTGCAAGAGGAGCTGCTCTACAATCTGTTTATGATGACATAACATTTGAAGCTAAGAAAACTATTCTTTCAGATTTGTTAGATAGTGAAAAACGTAACCTCGATCCACAACAACTTAGAGATAAATTTAATACTTTGATTGATGGTTACGCTGGTACCTTTGATCAAACATCACCTGCTCTTGCTAAAAAGTTTAGAGCAGAGATGGGTATCTATGCATATGGTAAAATTAGTACAGAGGCTAGTGCATTTCTAAAACGTGAGAAAGACGAAGAGATTGCATTATACGCTGCACAAGCAGAACTATTTTTAGATAGTAATAGTGGTGGACTAAGAACACTTATTCTTGGTGCAGTAAATGAAAGTGTTACTGCTATAGATACTGGTGATGTTACAGAAACAAAAACTAGTGGTGAACTTATTGATGAACTAATTGTTCTCGAAAAGAAAAAGATATTAGCTGGTGCCGTTGCAGTAGGTATGAGTGAAAGTCAAGTTACTAAAATAGCAAACGCGTTTGATGCAAGGGTTCTACAAATACAATCTAATATTGTCCTAGAGGAGATGTATAAACAAGGCTCCGATAAAAGAGGAGTGTTTTATCAACGTGTTAAACAAGCAGTAGAGAAAGGCCCTAATAGTAAAATAGCACTAGAGTTACCACCAAGTGTAAGAGCTGCTTTGTTTTCTACCAAGGCAGACGATAGGAATACTATTGTTAACAATCTGCGTACAGGTTGGAATAACATCATGGACGATACAGAAAAAGAGATTGGGTTCAATGATAGTGTAAGAAAAAATGATGTAGAGAATGCAGAAAGGTCATTCAATCTTTCACTAATTACTTACAATGATACTAACAATGCATCTACAAAGTCCGCTGCTTTGGTCAATATGGAAACTTCACTTGCTATTCTTAAAAGAAAAGATCCAGAGAAATACTTAGACTTTAAAACAGCATATGATCTACACACTAAAAAACCTGGTGATAATACTGATGTAACAAACTTTGCTCTTAGGAACGATGTAAATACAGAAGCATTGTTTGAAATGGATATCGTAAAAGTAAATCCAGAAAAAACTATGGCAGATGTTGTTAAGGCTCTTAACGATAAAAAAATTACCTTTGAGTATTACAAAGAGATTGTAAAAAAATATAACAGTTTATATGACGAAGATTTCAAAGCAGCCATCAAACGTATGAAGGATGAACTTGGTGTTCCTGCTGATATGTATCTAGATAAAACTTGGTTGAATAGTCAACAAGCAAACGTATTGTCTGCGGGTATAACTGCTCTTACAGAAGCAAGACGTAATGATACTAGTGGCACATTTGATGCAGACAAGTGGGTTACAGACAATATGACAAGATTAATTACAGAGCAGATACCAAACGTACAAGGACAAAATACTGCTCTTGTCACTAAGATGAAGCGTTACACAAGAAGGCAAGTGTTAATGTTCATTGATGCAGCAAGAAGAGATAATGATAATGTTGGTCTACAAAAATGGGAGGATTTGTTAGAACGAACTGATACATTGTTCAATGATCCTACATTTGATCAAACACAACTACCTCTTTGGAGTAATGAGTAATGGATGAATTTAGCAAACAGTTTAGCAAAGATTGGTTTGGTAGTGGCAGTAGTTTAGGTGCAGATGAAACGTACTCTATCTATTACGATGTCCATACTGGTGAACAAAAGTATTACCCTGGTGAGTTACCTTTGAAAGTAGGTTTGCCTGAGAATATTGAAGATGGCACACCAGAGGCTATGGAATATAAGAAACAACAAATAGAAGTTTATGGTTTTCCATATGAACTCATATCAGATAGTGAAATAGAAAGAGTTAAAAAACTACGACAAGAAACAGTTATTGAAGATCCTAACTGGGCAAGAGCATCTAAAATGCTTAGAGCATATATGCAACCAGGTGCAGATGAATTTAAAACAGACAAAGAATATTCTGAATGGGGAATAGACTTTATGTCTAGTTTTGAAAACAACTTTACTAATATGGTTTTCAATGTCGCTAAGTTAGAAAGTGCGCCACCACAAGCAATGCACGCGATGTATTACTTAATGGAAACCGCAGATAGAGAAGGAGTGTTAGCTGAGAACTTCTGGCGTGGTATGTATTATACTGTATTTGATTACGCCAACTTGGTTGGTTTGGGAACTATGGGTATTGGTCTTATTGGCAAGTCAGCTGGTAAGCAGTTAACCAAAGTAGGATTTAAAGAAGCACTAAAAAGAATTGTTATGTCTAAACCTGATGCATCTGATTTATTGATGATGGCAGAAGGAGGAGTATATGCAGGTGGTTTCAATGTAGGTCAACAGAAAGTCAAAGTAGGAGCAGGTAAGCAAGACGAAGTAAGTGTAGGTGAGGCTGCTGGTTCAGCAGCAATAGGATCAGCTATAGGCCCAACTCTCAATAGAGCAGGTCAGGTTGTTATGGAAGGTGGTAAACGTGTTGCTAGTAAAGTATCAGAGAAACTTGCACCATCTGCAGAAACCATAGCTGCTAAAAACGTAGACCAGGTTATTGATGATACAGTAGGTGTAACACCAAAAGAAGAACCTAAACCAAAACCATTCCCTGTTCCTGACAATCCATTTGTAGGTAAAAATACAAAACCATTTTCTTTAGCAACATCAAAAGAAGAATTGATTGAAGGTGCAAAAATAGCAGAGGACGCTAGGACTTGGTACACAAAACATAATGAAACTATTGCAGAACTATTTGGTGAAGATGCACAACTATTCAAAGAACTAATTGGTGTTACATCTCAACAAGCATCAGTAGATGAAAATATAGCTAGAGCCATGATGGCCTATGACTATTTAAAAATACATGGAACTTTTGCAAAACTAAAAGCAAAAGATAAAAATGTAAAAAATCCTACTGAGCATCATCTACCATTACTATCAGGTGTTATAGCTAATCTTAGAAGGTTAGAAGGAGTAGACCCATCTGCTACTGGTAAACTTGCTACCCAAAAGGGTATCAGGGAAAGAATGGGTATGGAGCCAACAGAAACTACCTTTGGTATCAAAACATATCTAGGAGGTAACAAAGTACCCGACTTTGTAGAGGCTATGTTTGAAGGAACAGACGAAGTAGTCACTATGGATAGGCATATGATACAGATATTGTTTGGTCAAAAAGCACAAGTAAATAATAGCAGTATGGCAGAAGGTAAGCGAATTGTTACTGAAATAGCTAACGAATTAGGGTGGACACCTAAAGAAACACAAGCTGCAATTTGGAGCTTTAATCAAATCAAAGATAGTGATATAGTAAAAAGAAAAAAGGTAGATTTAACTGATGTCAGAGATTACAAAAAAGCAATCGAAGAAAGAAGAGATGCCATCCTCGAACTCGTCACAAAGTTTCGTGACACTGGAGGACAGAGCAAGAGCGTTCAATCTGGGAGCAATACTGTTGGAAAAGATACAGGAACGTCAACTCAAGGCAACACAACAAACAAAGGAGTAGATACAACAGATCCTCCTATCAACGAGGGAGGTGAATAGTGTCTATACCTAAAGACGAAATTGACAAACTATCTTCAGATGTCTTAACACCAGACTTACCTGAAGGTGGTGATATCCCTACAGAAAAGATTATTGATGGAACTGGTAAAGAAGCAGATCCAAACTTTATAGATCCAATTCAAACAGAATACCCCGATGGGGAACCTGTACAATATGCACAAGCTAATATTACCAAGAAGATAGGTAAAGTAGTTACAGATGCTGTTGATACTTGGACTGATACTATGGGTGGTACAGATGCTATCCGTAGTCCTAACCAAAAAAAATCAAAAGAAAAATTAAACATCAAGGGTGAGAACCCTATAGCTACTACTGACACTAGTGGTAACGTATTGATACGTTCTATGTCATTAGAAGAACTTAATGAAGTAAGAAACTTCATGAAGAGTGATATAGATTTTGATGTTGTTCTACCTAATCTAAATAAAATAGATAGCAAACTATCTGGTGATACTGCTGATGTACAATTTAAAAAACTCATTGCAGCAATGTATGAGCATTACAAAGGTACAACAGGGCCAGATGGTAAACCATTACTACAAAAAGGTGAGAGGGGTTTTGAGCAGATTATAGCTGATGCCAACAAGATTGGTTCTACAGATATAATGATACAACTTCTTGAACGTAAACCTGGTGATAGACTATTTAGTGATGCACAACTTTTAGCAGCTAGGCGTACAGTTTTATCTTTTGAGATCTTGGCACAAAAGGCCTTGAGGAAATATGAGAAGAGTGGTGAGGCAGTAGATATGGCTAGGGCCTTACAGGCTCTAAACATAAGTGCATATGCACAGATACAATTAGTGGGCGCACAAGAAGATATAGGTAGAGCCTTAGTATCTAATAAAATTATTGCATCCCCTGGTAAGAGCCGTATCAATGCTCTAGCTGGTTGGATGGATACAAACACAGTAAGTGATTTTACTGCTAATATTACAGACAAAAATGTACATGAATTTCTAGAAGCTAATGGTGGGGAAGATGCCGTAAGAAGTCTATTGGTTGCTTACAAACGTCTACCTAACGATAAGACTAGAAATAAATTCATGCGTAACACTTTCTTGGAAACAATAAAAATGTCACCAAGATTAGTTATGGAGATATACCAAACTGCATTGCTATCCTCTGGTGTTACTCATGCTTATAACGCTGCAGGTACAGGTGTTATGATGGAACTGCAAATGATAGAGCGGTTCATGGGAGGTGATTTCAAAGAGGCATATCATATGCTCAAGGCTCATGCTACATACTTCCCACAAGCATTAATGGCCATGTCACACGCATTGATACATGAAAAGTCATTAACAGAAAATGTTTCCAAATTAGACGTAAGTGGTAGGTCAATCACAAGACACGCCTTTGGTTTGCGTAGTCGATTGGCGGGCGAAGGTGGGGGAAACATTGAAAGTGCTGCCGCTCTAACTATAGATGGTTTTGGTATCTTAATGAGAGCATTAGGCTATCGTCCTATGATAGCTATTGATGAGTTTTTTAAGACTATGGGTAGAGGTATGGAAATAGATGCCTTGGCTCATAGGGCTGCTAGTGAAGCTGCAAAAGCAAAACGTGTAGCACTAAAAGATAGTGGTAAAACTGTTGAACAAATAAACAAAGAAGCTGCAAAAGTATATCAATCTACTTTTCTTAAAACACAACAAAGCCAAGGTACATTTGATGAGGCATCTGAGTTTGCTAGAATGATTACCTTCCAAGATGATTTGCCTGGTACTCTAGGTAAGGCTAGTGGTTTCTTTAATAATCCTGTCGTTAAGATATGGGTTCCTTTCTATAAAACTCCTACACAGATTGTAAGACGTGTATCAGAACGTACACCATTGGCATTGATGATGCCTAGTGTAATGAGAGATAAGATTATCAATGGTAATGCTAGAGAAAGAAAAGAAGCATTAGTAAGAATGACTACAGGTGCAGGTTTGTTTGCTACAACAATGTATGTTGCATCAGGTGGTTATGATGAAGATTTTGTAATCACAGGCTATGGCCCAAGAGATCAAAAACAAAGAACACGTTGGTTAGAAAACAACGAACCATACTCTATTGGTATTAGAAACCCTGAAACTGGTAAATGGGATTTTATTAGTTATGCAAGGTATGACCCTGTAGCTGGTACTTTGGCAATGGCCGCAGATGCTACGGATATTCTTTACAACCTAGATAATGATGATACTGCCTTAGATCTTATTCTTGGTGGTGGTACTGCTACTATGAAATACACAGCTACTGCTCTACCTATGACACAGTTTATAGGAGAGATAGTAGATTTAGCAGGATCTAAGTTTGAGAGCCATGAAAGTAAAATGGAAAGACTAACACAACTCTTGGCTAAACAAACCTTTATGGCAGGTGGAATTGTCAAAGAACACGTTATGTCTGGTGGTTTTGGAGGTGTACAACTCAAAGGTAGTATAGAGAGATCTGGTTATGGTGAGGGTGCTAAGTTTGGAGATATGACTTTAGGTAGTGAGTTTGGCTCAAGCATTATACCACAAGAACAATATCAAGATGTTGATATACCTTTTTGGGATAGACCTGCAGGACTATACCCTATTACAAGAGCATACTATGAAATGTTAAATGGTATTTGTTCTAAGACCGCAGGATGTTCTAGTGAGTTACCTGTTAAAACAAATAGATGGAATGAGCCTTTACCACAAACTAGAGGTACAGGTTGGGAACTTATACAGCCTTGGAGAATAATATCTAAGCCAAGTGCAAACATTATTAATCAAGAACTAGAGAAGTTAAACTTTGCTTTTCCTAGGCTATCGGTGACTATGGGTGAACCACAAATCAAGCTAAATGCAGAACAATATGCTAGATATGTAGAGTTATACAATGACCCTTCTAAATCTCCATATGCTACTGAATATTTCAAAACACAAGTTTATTCAGGTGGTGAAAGCCTAATGCCTAAAAACGTAGTAGAAACTATGAAATTGGCAATAAATAGTGATCAATACACAAACATGATGATACAGAGTACCTCTACGATAGGTGCTGTAAGAGAGCCTGCGTCTAGGGCGCATCGTATTGATATCTTAAAAGGCATTGATAATGAATATAAATCATATGCTAAAGATCTCATGGTATATGAGTTTCCAGAGTTAGCAGCATTAATTCAACAACGTGACGTGTTCAAAGAAGAGATGGGAACTAACCCTCGATTGTTACTAAAACCATCATTAGGGGAAATGGAAGCAGCATCTGATAAGAACATGAGGGAACTATTTGGAGTAGAATAATTATGTTCTCTAATGACAAAATAGCAAATTTGGTATATACATTAAGTGAGGTATGCTATGGCTACATTTGATGTTAACAGTAATACAAGGAAGGTACAGGCTACAGCTAACGGAACACAAACAGAGTTTTCCTTTAGCTTCCAGGTCAATGCTACCTCTGACATTAAAGTATTTGTAGATGGCGTACAAAAACAAGAAAGCGTAAACTACGATATTAAGAACAGCAGTAATGGTGCTGGTCTAAATGCAGATGGTACAGGTAAAGTAGTATTTATAACACCACCTGCGGCTACCTCTACTACATATACAGTAACAGTACAAAACCCTGGTAGTGGTAATAAGTTTTACATAGGAGGGGTTCAACAACTTGCTCTCAATCTTACAGAGGGTAATACCTACATTTTTAACTATCCTTCTGCTCATCCTTTTAGATTTTCAACTACAGCAGATGGCACACATGGAGGAGGTACTGAGTACACCACTGGTGTTACTCATAACTCATCCACCCAAGTAACTATAGTCGTTCCTGTTGGTGCGCCTACTCTCTACTATTATTGTGCTAATCACTCAGGGATGGGAGGAACTGCTAACACTCCATCTGCAGGCACAGATCATAGACCAACGGCTAATCAAAGTGTTGCCATAAAATCAGAGGTTCCTAAATCAAGAACTAGTGTATACACAGCTGGTGGTAATATTACCGCAGCTTCTCTAGAAACTGACTTTGATACAATCACCATGCAACTTGGTGACAATGCTGAAACACTAAACAGGTCTGTCAAAGCACCAGTAGGTGACCCTGATAACATTGATATGACTATGCCTACAAAGGCAAGTAGACTAGGAACTGTATTAGGTTTCAATGCTACAACAGGTAACCCTGAAGCGGGCCCTAAGATTGCAGATGTATCTACATTAGCTGCTATAACTGCAGACATAGCTACACTCGCAGATATCGAAGATGGTACGGAAGCAACAGATGCCATTCAAGACGTAGCAGCAATAAAAAATCAAGTGCAGACTGTTGGAAGTAATGTAGCTGCAATAACTAACGTCAACTCAAATATGGCAGCAGTTACGACTGTTAGCACTAACATCAATGATGTTA